GCGTCTCGGCTCCGGTGACCTGTACGCCCATTGCCTCTCAAAAATAACTTACGACGACGACATCGACGACATCTACGACGGGTCCGATATCACGAACCCGGAAGATTTGGCGAGGATTGAACCGGCGAAACGGCAAAAGTATCGCCACATCATCTACCAAGCGTATTACGAAGAACTAGACACGGGGAAAGAGTCGAAGCGGTATAGCGCACCCGCCTACCCCAACGGGCCGCTACTCGACCCGAAACGTCTCCCGTGGAAAGACCTGTCGTACATCCGCTACAACAAACCAGACATTTTCCGTGTTGTGTATCAGCAGGAAGATTTGGACCTTGATTCTCGACTTGTGGACAGAACGTGGATTGTTGGTGGGAAAGGTGTGGACGGCGTAGAGTACAACGGTTGTATCGATCAGGACCGCCAACACGGCTACATCGACCGTGGCCTCTCCCACCCCTGGATATCAATAGCAGCAGTAGACCCCTCACCCACAATGTTCTGGGCACTCGTCTGGATTATCTACCAGCCAGAAACCAACATCTTCCACATCGTCGATATTGAGCGAACGAAACTGACCGCCGAGGAACTACTCGGCTACGACACCACCACCGGGGCGTACTCCGGCATCATGCAAGAATGGCAAGACCGGTCCAACGATCTCGGCTACCCAATCTCCCACTGGGTTGTCGAAATCAACGCCGCCCAACGTTTTCTCCTCGCCCACGACTTCGTGCGCAAATGGCAGACACGGGAACAAGTCAACGTTGTCCCCCACCAAACCCACCGCAACAAGATAGACGAACAACTCGGCGTCGAAGCCCTCCTCCCACCCCTGCTCCGCACCGGCAACCTCCGGTTCCCCACAATGCGAGGCAACTGGAAAACCTTGGCCGCCGTCGAAGAACTCTGTGCATGGCACCGAGATAAAAAGAACGGCACCGACATTGTGATGGCACTCTGGATGGCAGTCCTCAACCTACCCAACCTGAACCGGGTAAAAAAGCCGCCGAGACTGTGGCGGCCCTCATGGCTATTGAACTGACTATGCTATTTTGTTGGACGGTCGCTGGCGAGAGGTCCGAATGAAATCAATCGAAGAAATCGTTGCTCTCTATAAAGAACGATATGAGGCTAAAGGTCCTGTCCTTGAACAGATGCGTGAAGTACGCCGCCTCGCCAACGGTGACGTTGTTGTTCCGTTAAACGAACTTGATAGAAACACGAAAACTTCAGTAGCAAACCTTCTCGTCCAGGGTCTCGACCAGATGAGTATGCGTGTCGCATCAACAATGCCAGCACCATACTTCCCCGCATTGCGTGAAGGGCAAGAACGTTCGAAGAACATGGCCCGTGACCGCAAACGGGCAATGCTATCCATCTGGGACCAAAACCGCATGAACCAAAAGATGCGGCACCGGGCACGACACCTGTTGGCTTACAGCGAAGCACCCGTGTTCATCAAACCGAACTTCGATAAGCGTCTCCCCGAATGGCATCTCCGTAACCCGCTTGACACTTTTGCTGCACCGATTGTTGACCCAACAAACCCGGTCCCAGAAAACGTCATCTTCACCTACAACCGCACCTACCGCTGGTTGATGCAAAACTACGGGCCGACACTTGATGGCCGCCTGAAAGTTGGCGAACCATCATGGGACACCCTGTTCACCATCCTCGAATACGTTTGCGACAACGAAATCGTCACCGCCGTTATGGGCACCAACGCCGAACGCAACCCTGTCACCGGACAGATGTATCAAGGTGCACATGTTGTTGAACTGTCCCGCATCCCCAACAAGACAGGTATGCCACTTGTTGTGGTTCCTCGCCGCATCAACCTTGACCGGCAGAAGGGTCAGTTCGACGGAATTCTCGGCATGTACTACACCCGTGCACGTTTGACTGCCCTCACCGAAATTGCTATCGAACGAGGAATCTTCCCCGACGAATATTTGATCGCCCGCCCCGGCGAAAACCCGGAGATCATCCAAATCGCAGACGGCAAGACAGGCCAGTTGGGTGTCGTAAAGGGCGGCGACATTCAACAGTTGCAGTTGAACCCCGGCTACAAAACGGACATCGCACTCGACCGCCTCGAACGACAGGAACGTTTGGAGGGTGCAATCCCCGCAGAGTTCGGTGGAGAATCCGGCACCAACATTCGTACAGGCCGCCGAGGCGAATCCATCCTTTCCGCAACAGTCGATTTCCGTGTCCAAGAATCACAAGAAGTATTGGCGTCCGCACTTCTTGAAGAAGACAAAATTGCGATAGCGCTCGAAAAAACATACTGGGGTAGCGCCTCCAAATCGTTCTTCATCCCCGGCATGGGCGGCGGAATCAAGGACTACACACCGAACAAACTGTGGGAAACCGACTTCCACTATGTCGCATACTCGGCGTCGGGTTCCGATGTGAACTCTTTGACGGTAACATTGGGCCAGTTGCTCGGCACCGGCCTCATCTCCAAGGAATCAGCCCGTGAAGCGTATCCGCTTATTTCTGACCCAGAGTTGGAACGTGACCGTCTGGTCGCTGAAGGTATCGAGTCGGCGCTACTCCAGTCGATACAGGCGCAGGCTGCGGACCCGAACGGCCCCTACCAGCCTGATGATTTGGCTTTCATTGCAGAAAAGGTGGCATCGAACGCAATGTCTCTACCTGCGGCTATCCAAGCAGCACAGAAACGTGCACAAGAACGACAAGCAACACCTGCACCGGTAGGAGCACCAGAAACAATGCCCGGTCTAGCAATGCCAGGTATGGGCGCAGAACAGCCGATGGGCCCAGCAGAACCGTCAGTTGAAGGCTTGTTGGCACAACTCGGAGGAATGTAGTGGCCCAACAGTATTCGAACCGTTCCGATTTGCGTAACCCTGCACAGAAAGTTGCACGACAAGCAGCAACAGGTCAAACCTACGGTGAAGCAGGCCGCCAAATGGCTGCACAACGAGCAGTACCGATGGCAACATCACCCGCTGAGGCCCCCGCACCGCAACGGTCCCGCCCAACACCCGGTTCCCTGGGCGCATTGGACCGCCCAACGGAACGACCAAACGACACGCTCGCACCGATTTACCAAAACACGCCAGCAATGTTCACTCCCGCCGACCCTGTGTTGGAAGAACTATCAATGCTGTACGAACAGTACCCCAACGACGACCTCGCCAACCTCCTGTCGGCCTTGAGGTTCGGTGGCTGATGGATTCACCCGAAACAGAAGACGCAATTTGGAACACAATCGCCGCCGAAGAACGGCAACGTGAACAAATCAGATCAACACTTACACCACAAAACGCTCAACGTGCAGGTGTCCTCCACAACCTCTATCCGTTCCTTGACGGCGGAGTAAAACTTTCCGCCGCAAAAGCCGGATTCACAGACGAACAAGTTTTGGGAATCGCCAAATCGGCTGCCCGTGTCAAACCACAAATAGACGAAAAGAAAAAAAGCAAAAAAAGTTGGCTGCAACGCAACGTTGTAGACAAGTTTAAGACAGGCACCCGATACGGTTTTGCTGCACTTCAGTTCCCAGCAGACATGGTTCAAGGAGCAGCATCACAGTTCTTCGATAAGGACCCTGGCGTCTCAGGATGGTTTATTTCAACAGACTTGGGTTCACTTATTGCTAACGACACCGAAGCCGGGTCAGGGTTTTTCATGGGTGGCCGTGCCCGTGAACTCCAAGCCGAACGTGCCCGCAGATTCCGAGGCACCATCGACGGCTCCGCTTTCACGATTGGCCGTGGGCTCGCAACGGTAGCGTTCGAACCTGACTCTGCCGCCTACCGCCTAATGTCTGGTGCGTTCGATGCCGGTGTCGCTATCGCCACCCCTTCTGTCCCCGGCGCACGACAAGTAGGACAGGCGCTTCGGGCAGCCGAAGAAGCAGGCAAAGGCGGCAAATTAGTCGAAACGCTCGCCGGTACCACCCGAATCGTCGGTGAAGGGTCCCGAGAAATCGGCATCACCCGTCTCGCAGCAGACGAAATCGACGACATCCGCAAAGGTGTTTTGGTCGGTAACCAGGTTGATTACCAGGCAGCGAACCGGTTTTTCGGCACCACTATGGGTCGTCGCATCGTGCAGCGCACAGCAGAAACCAACGATTTCGCTGAAACATGGGCGTTGTGGGGCCGCAAACTTGACGCAAAAACCACACAGGAACTAGCAGACGCCAAAACCGAATCCGAAGTGATGAACGTCCTGCTCGACAAACTGGGCACACAAGTTGTTTCAACCCGTGAACTCGCCGGTACGAAGAAAACGTACCTGTCTCTTGCTCAGCGCAACAAGATGTTGAAGGCGATGCCTGTCGGTGAAGGTGTTTCTAGGGCGTTTTCGAAACTTCCGCAACGCAGTTTCAATCTGTCACAGGCAGAAACAGCAGCGGACCAGGTTGGTGCACTCAACACTATTGAACGCACGATGGCGCTGTTCAAAGTTGACCCTACCCAACGGGCCACATTTCTGAACCGTGCAGGCAGAATCCTGATCGACCGCAACCCGAGCCAAGTCGAAAAGTTCTATGACGACTTCGAAGTCCTCTTAAAAGACTCGATGATCGCATCGGGTACTAACAAAAACATTGTTAATGAGATTTACAACAACTTCAAACAGTACCGGGAAGACATGCCGATCTTCTCATCTGACGGATTGGGTTCCGCAGACGACCTCGAAATCGCCCAACGCCTGTTCGCAGATAAAGATAACGCAGCAGATTTGGTCAACATCGGACCTTTGGCTGCATCGGAAATCGCCAAACGAGAATTCCATATACCGGATATCCGCCAAGTTCGCCGTTTGACAAACAACTGGAACTGGATTTGGGTAAAGAAAGACCCGAATATCGAAAAGTTGGCTCAAGCCGGGGAACTTCGGTTGTTTCCTGCTGTGGTCGAATCATTCCAAGAGAAGATTTGGCGACCAGTTATTACTTTGACCATCGGTAACTTTGTTCGTAACGTCGTCGATAGCCAGGTGTCTATCGCCCTATCCGGGAAGAAGGGTGGTGTCAGCCCGTTCGTCCACCCGTTCCAATATCTCGGGTTGGTCCGTAACCGCCGCCTGATGTCCGACATCATGGCCCAAGGGTTCGACGAAACAGTTGCAGCGAGCATGGTTGAAGACGCTCTTGTCGCCCACCGCAAAGCGGTCTACGATCTGATGTCTTCCCAGTACCAGGACCCTGTTGCGATGCACCGCAAAGCAGTCCGCATGGGTGTTTTCAAACCGTATCAGCGTATTTCTGGACAGATTTCTGCTGATGTCGCACGGGCACACGGCGACGAGTTGGGACGCATTAACGCCGACTGGGCAACCAGAATGTACGCAACAGGCCGCAACACCGACGAAATCATCGACATCATCCGCAACGGCAAAGACTCCAGGTTCCTTGCAGACCTCGACGAAGCGGGCCGCAGCAGCATGGCTGACCAAGCCCAAAAATGGTATCGGGACATCAACACCCGCTACAAGAACGGTCAACCGATTCTTGACAAAACAACCAACAAAGTTGAGTGGATGCCTGTCAACCTCGACGACGCAGACAACCTCAAGATTGTTTTGGAAGGCCAAGCCCGCCGCCTCGACAAACTAACCGGTGGAGACCCCCGCCTCAAAGACATTGTTGGAACAGGCAAAATGCCAACAGTTGTTGTCAAAGCAGACGACATTGTTGGCGAAGTCTCTGACGGTGCCCGAATCAAAGTCCGCAGTTTCAACAAAACAACCAAAACCTACGACGAATACGAGGCAACAGTTGTTGCTTACGGTGGCCGTGGCGCAGAAGTAGAAGTGCAGCCGTTTGCCTGGAGCGGGACTGGCGACACCAGCCGCAACTTCGAAAAGTTCC